AAAATATATAAGTTTATCGATGAACCTTATTTTAATCATAGATTTATTAATTTAGATCAAATTAATATTAATGGTTTATCTTATAATGATAATGTGGTAGGAACAGACATGCATACAGTAAAGAAAGAAAAAATAGAAAAAACATATAATCCTTACATAGAAAAAATACCACAAAGTATTAGAGAAAAATATGGACACATTAAATTTTAAAAATAAAAATACTTTTACTAGACAAATTATTGAAGAGCCAAGAAAAGGAGTTCCTAAAAAAGATAGTGATTTTGATTTTATATTTTTAGGTCAATCTGTATTAAGATACAAAGTTCCTTTAGATGTATATAATATTATTAATGATGTTTATGAAACAAGAAAACATCAATTACCACCAGCTAATCCACAATTAGTGGGTAAGATTGTAAGTGAACATTCTTTGTTTTATAATGGTCCACCTAATAATAAAATGCATTCACATAGTTTTTTAACTGAAAATGTGTTGCAGTGGTTTAGGTCAAAATTTTTACATTATTTAGATTGGAATAAAATAAGAGAATATAAAATACATTTAAATTCTATATGGGTTAATCAAATGATTGAAAACGAATACAATCCAGTGCATGTCCATCAAGGAACATTGTTTACAGGTTTGTCATCAGTTATGATTTTAAAATTACCTCCCCATGGTTTTGGGGTAGAATATTCTGCAGCAGAAAATCCTCAAAATGGTAAACTTCAAATATTAGGTTCAGCTTCTGGACAATTTTCAAATGTAGATTATCAACCACACACTAAAGAAAGAGACTTTTATATATTTCCATACGACATGAGACATTGTGTGTATCCATTTAACGGACCAGGTTATAGAAGATCTCTTGCATGTAATTGTGATGTTGAATATGATCCTATTAAAAACAGAGGAACAAGTGGAGAATTAGGTGTACGAAAATAAACTCATAACAGAACCTAAATGGAAAAGTTGGATAGTGCAAACTACAACACCTTTATTTACACCTGATCAATGCAGACAAATTATTGAGGCAGGTAGAAAACAACCACCACAAACAGCACAGATTGGTATGGGGAAACCAGGAGGGGGAACAGATACAAAAAAAAGAGTTACAACAATTAGTTGGATACCTTTTAAAGAAATGAGTCATATGTACGTAGACCTTAATAGATTTATACAAAAAGCAAATGAAAACCATTTTGGTTTTGGTGATATACAAGTAACAGAAAACGCACAGTTTACAGAATACCCAGAAGGAGGGTTCTATGATTGGCATATGGATTGTGATGTAAGCATGGCTCATGAACCACCTGTTAGAAAAATATCAATGACGCTGTTACTAAACGATCCATCAGAGTTTGAAGGTGGACACTTAGAACTTATGGCACCTGGAAAATTTGCAGAACTAAAACAAGGACATGCTATAATATTTGCATCTTTTTTAAATCACAGAGTACAACCAGTAACACGTGGTGTTAGACAATCTCTTGTTGTTTGGTTTGGAGGTAAACCTTTTAGATGATCGATGACAAACAGATTCATATATTTAAAAATTTTATATCTTCTACAGATTGTGATGCATATTTTAAAAAAATAAAAGATATTGGACCCCAACCTAAAATGCTTGAATTTGAACAAATTACTTTAGACTTAACTGGTGATCCGATAGGGGAAAAAGTAAAAAATTTTATAAACAAAGAGTTTAATTTAAACTTAGAATTAGATCAATTGCAGATACAAAATTGGCATGTAAATAGCTATGGTAATTTACACACGCATTATAATCCAGGAAGAGAACATATTGTATATACTAGCTCTTTATATTTAAACGACGATTTTTTAGGGGGAGAATTTATAACGGAAGATGGTATAAAATTAAAACCTACTAAAGGAATGCTTACATTTTTTAATGGTCAGACTATAAAGCATGGTGTTAACCCAGTGTTTAAAAACGATAGAAAATCATTAATTTTTTGGTGGAGAGGACAATGATTAAAGAAGGATTTTTTCCAACAATAATATATGCAGAAGATCTAAAATTAAATACAGAAGATCTAGCTCAACAAATAATTAAATGGTCTCAAGAAGGTAAAGGGGTTAAGAAAACCAATGTAGGTGGATGGCACAGTGAAACAGATATGCATAAAAAACCTGAATATAAACCTTTAGTAGATGAATTATTTAAAATGGTACATCAAGTATTTAACGAAGAATGGTTAGATAAACGACCCGTGTTAGGAAATATGTGGGCTAATATAAATTATACTGGTGGATATAATAGACCCCATGTTCACCCAAATGCTTTATTTACTGGAGTATATTATGTTAAAATTTCCCCTAATTGTGGAAAATTAATATGTCAAGACCCTAGACCAGGTATACAAACCTGTATGCCCACTAGAAAAGAAGGACAACCTCCTCCACATCTATGGAGAGAAGTACATTTAGAGCCACAAGAGAATAGAGCAATAATGTTTCCTGCGTGGTTATGGCATTGTGTTGAACCTAATCAATCTAATGAACCAAGAATATCAATAAGTTTTAATTTTATACAAGATGGCTTTCAATAAATATCACGTAATTAAAAATGCAATTAGCTATGAGTTAGCTAATTTTGTATTTAACTATTTTCTTCTTAAACGAGATGCAGTTAAATTTATGTACGATAATAATTTAACTTATGACAATGGGATGTTAGGCACTTGGGCTGATAAACAGATTCCAAACACTTATTCTCATTATGCTGATCCGGTGATGGAGACCCTTTTAGTGAAAGTATTACCAGTAATGCAGCAAGAAACAGGCTTAGATTTAATTCCAACTTATTCATACGCTAGATTATATAAGCATGGAGATGAATTAAAAAGACATAAAGATAGACCTAGTTGTGAAATATCAACTACCATTAATTTAGGGGGCGACCCTTGGCCTATATTTATAGACGGCACAGGAGCTGATTCTGTGATAGACGAATATAACAATATACATAAACCTGACGCTCCCAAAGGCACTAAAGTCCTACTTGAAGTTGGCGATATGCTAGTATATAGTGGATGTGAATTAGAGCATTGGAGAGAACCGTTTGAAGGTAATACTTGCGGACAAGTATTTCTTCATTATAACCATGTAAATGGTCCTTTTGCGGAAAAAAATAGGTTCGACAAAAGGCCGATGTTAGGACTTCCACCATTTAGGATGTCATAATATGGAGTTATATGTTACAAAAATTAGGTTTTTTACCAGGATTCAACAAACAGGTTACAGAAACCGGGGCTGAAGGCCAATGGTTTGATGGTGACAATGTTAGATTTAGATATGGTACCCCAGAAAAAATAGGTGGTTGGCAACAGCTAGGTGATGATAAATTAACTGGTGCAGCTAGAGCTATTCATCACTGGGATGATAACGCTGGTATTAAATACGCTGCCATAGGGACCAATAGAATTTTATATGTTTATTCAGGAGGAGTGTATTATGACATTCATCCAATTAGAACCACTTTAACAGGTGCAAAATTTTCAAGTAGTTCTTCATCTACAACAGTTACAGTTACATGCACTGGTAGTCATGGTTTAGCTGAAAATGATATTGTTATGTTTGATAGTGTAACAGGAGTGCCAGCTGGATCAACTTATAGTAATGCTACTTTTGAAGATGAAAAGTTTATGGTGACTGCTATTCCTACAGCAACTACCTTTGAAATTACAATGACTACTCAGGAATCAGGGACTCCATTAACTACAAGTGATGGTAACAGCACTTCTGTGTTATGTTATTATACAGTAGGACCTTCACAACAACTAGGTGGTTATGGTTGGGGTACAGGATTATTTGGTGGTACAGCTCTTGGAGCAGCCACTACAACTTTAGCTTCTGGTATTAATGACGCTGTAACAGATATTCCTTTAACTAACTCAGCAGCTTTTCCATCTTCAGGAGAAATAAGAATTGGGTCAGAGGATATAAGTTTTACAGCTAATAATACTGCTACAAATATTTTAAGTGGAGGTGCAAGAGAAGTTAATGGTACAACTAAAGCATCACATAGTGGTGGCGATACTGTAACAAACATATCTGAGTATGTTGCTTGGGGTGAAGCATCATCTGCTGACTTTACTATTGATCCTGGTTTATGGGTATTAGATAACTACGGTACAAAATTAATAGCACTTATATATAATGGTAAGTGTTTTGAGTGGGACGCTGCTGGTCCTGCTGCTGTTTCTACTAGAGCCACTATATTAGCTAATGCACCCACAAAATCTAGACATGTTTTAGTATCTACGCCAGATAGACACTTAGTATTTTTAGGAACAGAAACAACAGTTGGAACTGACACAACACAAGATGATATGTTTATAAGATTTTCTTCTCAAGAAAGTATTGATGAAACAGACTCATACACAGTTAAAGCAAACAATACCGCAGGTACACAAAGACTTGCTGATGGTTCTAAAATTATGGGAGCTATTAAAGGTAGGGATGCAATTTATGTATGGACAGATACAGCACTGTTTCTTATGAAATTTGTTGGCCAACCTTTTACTTTCTCATTTGAACAGGTAGGAACTAACTGTGGATTACTGGGTAAAAATGCTTGTATTGAAGTTGATGGTACAGCTTATTGGATGTCTGAAAATGGATTTTTTGCATACGATGGTCAATTAAAATCTTTACCTTGTTTGGTAGAAGACCATGTTTACGATGACTTAAACTCAACCTCAAGAGACTTGGTTAATGCAGGATTAAATAATTTGTTTGGAGAAATCAATTGGTTTTATTGTACTTCTGCATCAGATGCAGTCAATAGAGTAGTAACTTATAACTATTTAGACTCTACAACCAGGCGTCCTATATGGACAACTGGTACTTTACCACGAGCAGCATGGCAAGATTCTGCTGTTTTTGATAGACCTCACGCTACATATTACAACCCTTCTGATAACGCTTCGTCCGATGTTACTGGTAATACGGATGGAAGTACTATATATTATAATCAGGAAACAGGGACCGATCAAGTCAACGCTGGCGGAACGGTAACTGCTGTAATCGGTACTATAACTTCAGGAGATTTTGACATTACTCAAAGAAGAGCTAGCACAGGACAAGTTGTAGGCATGCCTGACCTTAGAGGAGATGGAGAATATATAATGAGAATAAGCAGATTTATACCAGATTTTATTTCACAAACAGGAAATACACAAGTTAGTTTTGTAACAAGAACCTATCCAAATAGTTCAGCTACAACTACAAATTTTAGTATTAGTTCTAGCACTACAAAAAAAGACACAAGATTAAGAGCACGATCAATTGCTATGAAAGTAGCCAACACAGCTAGTAATGAAGATTGGAAACTAGGAACGTTTAGATTAGATATACATCCTGGAGGCAGAAGATAATGGAAGATGAATTTTTAGCGGAATATTTAAATAGTCCTGCATTACAAGCTAAATATGGTAATTATCGTAACTATAGAGATTACATGTTAGAAAATCAACTAGGCAATAACACAGGTATTGTATCAAATATAAAATTTCCTCAATTTAACTTACCTGATTTTAGTAACATAAAGAATTTAGGTGGTCAAATAGCAGGAGGTCTGATGAGTTATGCTACAGGCATTCCTTTTTTAGGTCCTATAATAGGTAATATAGCTCAACCCGCACCATCAGATCTTATAGGTAGAGATTATATGGCTAACACTTATGGATTAGATAATATAGGTAGAATTCAATCAGGTATAATGCAAGGCTATAGTCCAGTTAATATGATGGGAACAGGAATGATAGAATCTGTTGATAAAAGAATGAATAAAATTTTAGCTAGAAAAGAAGCAGGAAAAAATTATTCTCAAAAGAATTTAGATGAGTTACAAAAATTACAAGCAGATTTAATTGCAAACGAAAAAGCTAATACTTATTCACCTGTAATAACACAAGACCAAAAACAATTTTTTAGTGGTGATGGTAGTAAAAGTAGTGGCGGTAGTAAAAGTGGTGGGTTTAGCAGTGCAGAAAGAGGAGCCTCTTTGCATGGAGCAAAAGGTGGATTAGCTAGATATTACCGAGGAGGTTTAACAAGTTTATAATGGCAAAGATTGTACAATCATTAACCAGAGCTGAAGAAGAATATAGCAGAGCTAATCTACAATCATTGGTAAGAGACCTTGATGGTGTAATAACAAAATTAAACTCTTCATTTCAAGATGAAGTTAAACAGGAGATAGAAGCTAAAAGTTTCTTTTTAGATGCATAATGGCAGTAGTAAACGAATATAAATTTTATGGTAAAACAACTACAGCAGCTGAGTCTGTTGATATGTTAGAGCCAGGTGTAAATGAAACAGTAATTGTAAGATCATTACGAGTTACTAATAAATCAGGATCTAATACACCAACAGTTACCATTAAAAATAACGCATTTGAGATAGTACATACCCAAACATTAGCAACATCCGCTAGTGTAGAGATATTGACCTTACCTTTAATAGTAGAGGGAGGCACTAAATTATCCTATACAACAGCAGGGACAGTGTCTGATGGTGTGGTTTTTGGTGTAAGTTATCTTAACATTAAAAAGGAGAAAACAGACTAATGGAATTAAAAGAAGCAGAAGTACAATTAACTTATAGACACAAGCAAACTGGCGAACTTTTTAAGAAAAGAGTAGACTGGGAAGCTAAAGGTTATAAAAATGAGGACATGGCACAAGATGTAAAAGTCATCATGCCGCCTCTTGATTTAGCAAGCAAAACGTAATAAAGTAGGAGATTAAGGTAAAATTATGGCAATTTCAAGAATGCAACAACCCAGACAAATGTACGGATTAGGAAGCTTAGTTAAGAAAGCTGTCCGTGGCGTAAAGAAAATTGTTAAAAGTCCATTAGGTAAAGCTGCATTATTAGGTCTTGGTGCCTATGGATTAGGGGGAGCTAAATTTTTAGGTGGTGAAGGTGTTTTTAGAGGTGGTCAAGGATTAGCTCGATTTGCAAATTTAAGAAATCTTTTTGGAAGCACTTCTATTACGAAGAATCCTGTAACAGATACAGTAGAAAAAACATTTATGCCTAACAAACTTGGTTCTTTTTTAACATCTATGAATCCTTTTGGTAGTAATTTTAGTGGTAAAAATTTAGCACTAGGTTTAGGTGCAACAGCAGTTGCAACACCATTCTTACAAAAAGCATTTGGTGTAGGACCTTATGAAGAAATAGAAGAGGAAGTTGATGAAGATTACATTCCTCCTTACGCAGCATTGATGATGGCAAGAAACAGAGACCCTTACATGAATTTTTTACCTAACCAACAATTTGCACAATCAGGTTTTTATTTACCACAAACTGCTGCTAACGGTGGAAGAATAGGGTATGCAAGTGGTATGAGAGTTGAGGATGAAGAAGACGAATTATCTTTAGGTCTACCAATGTTGATGCGTAAAGGTTATCAACAAGGAGAATTAGTTGAAGAAGCTTCTATGACAGAAGGTCCACAATTACCACCAGAAGCAGAAAAATTTTTAAGACAAGAATATCAAAAATACGTAGCACAAGGTGGTGACTTATCGTATCCAGAATTTAAAATGATGGTTCTCCAACAAGCAGCCGGGGAACAGGGACCAGAACAAGAAGACGTAATGACCACTGAAGCAGAGACAATACAAACAGAACCACAAATGCCAATGATGATGGCTGAAGGCGGACTAATGAATTTAGGTGGTATGGAAAAAGATTATAGAGCTGAAGGTGGATTTGTACCAATAGGTAAACGAGAAAAAGCAGACGATGTGCCTGCAAGATTAAGCGTAAATGAGTTTGTATTTACTGCAGATGCTGTTAGAAACGCAGGTGGTGGAGATATAGATAAAGGCGCTGAAGTTATGGAAAACTTAATGGATCATTTAGAAGCTGGTGGTAAAGTATCAGAAGAGTCACAAGGCGCACAAGCTATGTATGATAACATGAAACAATTAGAAACAAGGGTAGTATAATGGCAACACCAGGATTTTTAGAAGATTACGCAAAGGATTATGCAGCACAAGCAAAAGGTGCTTACAGTGTACCAATAGATACAACTCAATTTACTGGTAGACAATTTATTGCCGGTGAAGATCCATTACAAACACAAGCAATTAATTTAGCAACAGCCGGTGTTGGTGCTTATCAACCATTTTTAACAGCAGCACAAGCAGCGCAAACTCAAGCAGCAGGAACTATTGGAGGACTTGGTGGATTAACAGGAGCATCAGCTTATCAACCATTTATGTCACCGTATCAACAACAAGTTATTGATACTACTCTTACAGAATTTGATAGATCAAGAGGTACCGATAGACAAAGTATTCAAGATGCAGCAGTTGCAACTGGTAACTTTGGTGGTGGTAGAGAAGGTGCAATGTTAGGAGAATACGATGCAAGAACTTTAGCAGATAGAGAAGCATTAAGAGCACAAATGTTACAATCAGGATTTCAAAATGCACAACAAGCAGCA